AGCACCAGAATATGCAGTAGCAATTTTGAATGGGCTAAGAGCCTCTTCACCTGCTGTTGCGTTGTCGTTGCTTTCAGCATAACGAACGCGAAGTGTGTGGATCTGACCCACGGGTCCTGTCATAGGTTGTACGCCTACCAATTCGTTAGCTATAACGGTTGGCATCACACGTCTGATGACTGGAAGAATAACCCTATTAAGAGTTGCGATATTACCGGCGGAAGTTGCACCAGTGCCTGCTGTTTCTGCCAAGTACTTACGAGTATTCTCGAGTGTACTTGCCATAACTGCTTTCTTTGTGCCGTGTAGGCCTTCAAGAAGTGCACCTTTGGTTTCCTGCCAGCGACTTTCTAGTAGTTCTGACATAATTATCTCCTTATTTAATTCCAGCTAGACGTTTGATATCAATTACGTTTGAATCGTCTACTGATTTACTAGTTTGAACTGTTTCTCTATTGCCTGTTACTTCTGTGCCTTCTGTAAGTTTAGCCTTTTTAGCTTTTTCTGGTGCATCGCCTTCAATAACTGTTGGCAAATATTTTTCAAACTGTGATTGTAGTCGATTAGTCTGAACTGTTTCCAGTAAGTCTTTCATAATGTCTTGCTGTTGATTACCTAATGGGGCAATCAAGCTATGCATAATTTCTTTACGCTTTGCAGTTTCAATCAATTGCTTCTTTGCAACTTCTTGTGCTTCAACAACTCTCTTTGCTTTAACAGCAAATGCTTTTGCTTCGGCTAACTGCTTGTCTTTAGTATTTACAACTTTTAATAACTTAGAAGTTTCTGATTTCTCATTTAAATAACTTCCTTGATACTCATTTGCAAACGCTTCAAACAATTTACGTCCAAAATCATTTTTACGTGCAGTGTCAATATCTTCTTTAAGTTGACTAATTTCGCCACGTAGGGCTTTGTCAACTGTAGTTGATACAGCTTTTGCACTTCTTTGAATAAAGTTTTCTTTAACTGTATTCAAGTGTGTCTTAGCATTTTTAATAAGTTTAACCTTAGTTTCTGCTAAGTCTTTTTTATCTTCGTAAAACTCAGATATTTCGTTGGCTAGTGCGTCGACTATAAACTCTTCAAGTTTTGAAAAGTTGTTAGCCATTGCCTTTTGTTCTTCGTGTAGTTCAGTCACTTCTTTTTTAAGTGAATCCATTACAAAGCCTTTCATTAGCCCTGCGTTTTCACGCATTGCTACTGCATACTTTGCTTTGGCTTTAGAAAGTTGTTTACGATCTTGTGTAAATTCTTTCATTTCTTCTGATAATCGCTCAGTAACTAAACTGTCGATAGCTTCTACCATAGTAGTTTTATCGTGTTCATACTTCTGGGCAAATTCTTCACGGAGTTCAGCAGTAGCAGCAAGTTTATTTTCTTTAATCTTACTATCCCATGCTTCTTCAAGTTCTCGGCGCACTTCGTCTGATACGACATCGTTTTCGAAAAGTGTTTTTAGTGCATCCAACATGTTTATCTCCTCCTTTTATTGGAGTCTGCTGATTATATTAATCAGAGATTCTTTTAAATATTTTTGTGCCTTAGGATCTTCTTTAGTTGCCTGTGCTAATTCGTATGCCTTCATTCCACCCCGTGTATTCATTAAATGTTCATACATTGGAGTTGGATATGCACCCGGAGCTGATGGCTGAGCCACAACGTCCACAGTGATAATTTCAAAATCGGAAACTTCTCCGTTACCGCTTTCTGATACGTTACCAGAGCCCCTAGAAGATACTCCAAGTTTAACATTGCTTTCAAGCATTGTTTTAACTAAAGTTCCCATAGGGGTTGGTAATATTTTTAATTTACCGTAACCATTTGCACCATCCATCCACATTTCTGTGATCATATGGCTTACACGGTCTAGGTTAATATTAAGGCCTTCTGGATGATCAACTTCTCCAAGAACACTGTATCCTCCCGAGCATTGATCGTTGAGAGTTTTGACAGCCCTTCCAATTTCGTTCACAGGATACACACGCTGGTTAGCATTGCGTACTCCTCCTTGTATACAAATTCCTTTCATATACAAGTCTTTCCCATCATTGGCAGATTCAACGACTATATTAGCCTGGTCGAAACTTAGGTGTTCACGTAAATTTTGCATCCAAATTCCTTAATTAGCCGATAACAGGTTTCTTGTTAGCGGCAGTGTCGCCTGCGCCTTTCTTTTCAGCGCCGTGGCCTTTAGTACTTTTCATTGACTTAGATGCTTTTCCACCTGGTACATTAACGTTACCTGCATTCTCTTCTTTAGAAGTATTTGCAGCTAGTCCGCCTGTTGTACCTTTTGTATCAGCTTCTTTACCTTGTACTAAGTTTCCAGCAGTTCCGCCCATGTTGTTTGCACCAGCTACAGTTGACTTTGAGTTTGCACCGTTGTCACCCATTGTTGCTGATATTTTTTCAACATATTCACGCATCTGCTCTGTTGGAGTTAAGTCTTCATCGGACTCTTCCTCAACCTCTTCGTCTGATGCTTCAAAAGCAATTGCTTCTTCTTCTGGCTCTTCACTATCCATATCCATTTCTGGCTCTGCATCAGCATCCATGTCTGCATCATCAGCTGGCATTTCGTCTTCGCCTTCTTCACCAGCCATCATGTCTTCAAATTCTGCTTTAAGTTCGTCAAGTGCATCTTCAAGATCAGCGACTCTATCTTCTACATCGCCTTCTTCTTCTCCACCTTCATCATCACCCATGTCAGCAATATCACCCATCATGTCGTCTGTAGGATCTCCGCCCATATCTGGTGCTTCCATGTCATCTTCACCTTCGACTTCAAATTCGTCTAGGTTAAAATCTTCTTCTAAATCTTCATCATCGGAAGCTTCATCAACTTCTTCATCATCATCGGAAGCTTCATCAACTTCTTCATCATCAGAATCTTCATCAACTTCTTCATCTGAAGCTTCATCAACTTCATCATCATCAAGATCATCTTCTAAAAGATTTTCATAAATTTCACGGGATTTTTCTACCACAATATTGTGGAATAAGTCTTCTGCTCCTGCTTTGTCATTATTAACTAAGCATTCGAGCATATCTTCGAATTTCTTTGAGTCTGCCATTTTATTCTCCTATAAATGTTGTACCTATGGTAAGGCTGTCATGTGTATTTAACAAGAGTACAAAAAAGTACCCAGAAACAGGCTCAAAACGACATTTTTTATAATTTTTCATCAATTTGTAAAAATCTTTAAAAAATCTTCTATTTGCATCGTACTATGATTCTTTAAAATATTTAGTTCGTCAGGACAAAAATTATCTTGTGCTATAACCCGAATATAATTTATTGTTGGATTTTCTTGTATAACTGACGCAGTTTGCTTTAGCCAATTACCGTGATAAGTTGCTCCGTCATGTGATTTTTTATAATTTTCAGTGTCGGCATATATATTATTAAAGTGATCTCCAGTTCCTTTAAAATCAAAACCAAGTATAAACACTTGTAAAGGAGAGTGTTGGCTTGCAAGCCATAATGCTGTAGGACCTGAACTCCATCCTTTGCTAGGTTGGAAAAAATTAAAATTAGACATATTACTATATGCTTTGTTTGGGTTTGTCCAAACTTGTGAATTTTTAAATTGATACTTGTTTTTATTAAGTTCTAAAACCATTTTAACATCAACCGCTACTAAGTAATCTGGATCATATTCTCTGTACAATGCATTGCATCCAAATACTTTTCCGTATTGTTTTAGATTATTAAGTTTAACTGGAATTCTGCTTAGACCGTTTCCTAAAACAAAAAATGTTTGTTTTTCAAGTGGATCAGTAATAACTGGACGGGGAGGAATTTTGTTAGCTTTAGCTGCTCGTTTAACAGCTTTTTCTATTTTTATTTGTTCTTTTAATTTACGCCATTGGTCTTTAGTGTAATCAGCTTTATTTGGTTTTGCCATAAAATTTAAACACCGGCCATTGCCGCCTGAGACGCAACGCCATACATTTGTCGTACAACTTCAAGCTCATTAGTTTTTTCTTTTTTATGTACTTCGGCACCTTTTCTTGCTCTGTTTATCTGTGACAAAGTTAACCTTGTTTTTCTAGTATCATCAGGATCAATAATTGATTGATCATGCTGTGGCTCGTACTGATCGTCTTCAACAGTGTCGAGTGTTTCTTTATCAAAATAAAATAGTTCACGTAGTATCATACTATTATTTATACCGTTTGGTCCGTAGGTGCCCCACCGCCGGCTGGTACTTCTCCTGTTACTGTTTCTGGTGGTGCTCCGTCTCCACCGTCTTCTGGTGCTGGACCATCATCAAGTATATCTTCTGCACCGTCTATATCTGCACTAATGCCTGCACTACTAATTCCAACACTTCTCATTTCTCCTGAAGCATCGCCTGTTGGAGGAGATAAGTTTTCATCATTTTCTTCTCTCCATAGTCTTTCATTTTCTGCAATTTCTTCTTTACTTAATCCTAAGAATCGTTCTAGTGCAAATCTATTTGATACATAAGGTATTGCACTCATTTGTGTAAATGTTGGTACTCTAGCATTATCAAGTTCTGATTGTCTATAAGCTGCAAAGTTTTGCGGTGGTTGAAACTTTAAATCAAACATTGACGTATCAATGTTTATACCCTTATCTAATAAGAATAATTTAAATTCTTTATCAAATGCTTCTGTAACAAGTCCTTGTAACCGTTCGCAATATTTGTTAAACCTTAATTCCTGAATGTATGCTGTACCCACTCTACCATCATTATATGCACTTGATGAATCGTCTGCTCCCGTTGGTAAGTAGCTACTAGGGATTCGTAAACCACGTACGAGCTTATTAGTAAAATATCTAAGGTCAT